CAAGGAAAACAAGGTATAACAGGTAATCAAGGTACTCAAGGAAGACAAGGTACTCAAGGTAAACAAGGTACAATTGGTCTTAGTGTAACAGGTGCACAGGGTATTCAAGGAAAACAAGGTATAACAGGTAATCAAGGTATTCAAGGAAGACAAGGTACTCAAGGTAAACAAGGTACAATTGGTCTTAGTGTAACAGGTGCACAGGGTACTCAAGGTAAACAAGGTACTATAGGAGCATTAGGAGATACAGGTATTCAAGGTATTCAAGGTAAACAAGGTAAAATTGGTACAACAGGTACAACAGGTAATCAGGGTACTCAAGGTAAACAAGGTACTATTGGTACAACAGGTACAACAGGTAATCAGGGTACTCAAGGAAGACAAGGTACTATTGGTACAACAGGTACAACAGGTAACCAGGGTACTCAAGGTAGACAAGGTACTATTGGTACAACAGGTACAACAGGTAATCAAGGTACTCAAGGTACTATTGGCCCAGTAGCAGGTTCAAATACTGAAGTTATTTTTAATAATAGTGGAGTTGCAGGAGCATCAGCTGAATTTACTTTTACTACGGGTACAGGATTAGTAACTGCTCAAAGATTAAATGTTGGATCATCAGCTGGAACAAATGGTACAGATGGTTTAATTAGAGCTGCAAATGATGTAATTGCATTTGCAACTTCAGATAAAAGATTAAAAACTAATATATTACCAATACCAAACGCTTTAGATAAAGTAATAATGATGAATGGTGTTGAATTTGATTGGTTAGAATTTGAAGCTAATAAAACACAAGCTATACATGCTAATAAAGGACATGATGTAGGTGTTATAGCACAAGAAATAGAAGCTATATTTCCAGAATTAGTTGATACAAGAGCTAATGGTTATAAAGCGGTTAGATACGATAGATTAGTAGCTGTATTAATTGAAGCTGTTAAAGAACTTAATATTAAAATTAAAAATTTAGAAAATAAATAGTTATGGCTTCAACATCATTAACTTCAGCTTCTTTAAGTTCTTTAATCTTAACTAGAGGTTCAGTTACCGTAGCTAATAATTATGGATTAGAAGATGTATTTAATACTATAGGGGCACAAGCAGCCCTTCCAGGTATTGCTGTAACTGGTAATTATGACTTAGATGATTTAAATGGGTTAGATAATTCATATGCTGCAAATAATTTCGCTACAGGTCATTTTAGAACTCTTCAATCTCCTGCAGGTCAAGATGCTAATAGTAATATTTATTTTTGCAGTTATAATGGAAATTATGTAGCTAGAAGTTTTAAAAGTGGTACAACTACAATTTATAAAAATGGTTCATCAGCTGGAACAATTACTTCAGCAAGAGGTACTTTATCATTAAATTCATTAGTAGTTGGAGATAGAATATCTGGTGATAAACCTTTTGTTTTTTATCATAGTACAAATCCAGGTGTTCAAGGAGCTTATGGAGGATATATGGGTTATCAATTTGCTACAAGAATAGATAGACGAACTATAACTTTTCATATTTTTAATTTAGATAGTGTTAATAGTACTTCATATGTTATATTATATACATCTACATCCGATGCAAATGTTACTTCTATGACTTCAGTATCTTCAGGAACTATAACTGCAGGATCTTATGCTTCATATGGACCAACAGCTACTCAAGGAAATTATTATATTTTAACAAGTGGTTTAACTTGTTGTGTTCGTGGAGATTATCCATCGTCTGATGTTGTTATGATGTATCCTATGTCACAAGAAAATTTATATGGTTGGTTTTCTTCAAATGGTCATACTTTTTCAGTAAATAACGCAGAATGTGCAAGATTAGATTCAGGGGGAGGTGATGATATATTAGGCCGAGATGTTGATAATCAATCTACAACAATCATAGGCTCCTTAGGCACGGGTAATGGAAATACTTTTACTTCTGATGGTGTTTCTACAATAACAGGAGGAAATTATTTTAGTGGAGAAGCATCTGTTGTGTATAATTCATCCTTTGCAGGAACTGTTAGAGCTGGAACTATATTTGCAGCTGAATCACAAGGTGATGGTAATGGAACAGAAATGACATCATTTACATCAGCAACTGCTCATGGTAGAATGTGTGTAAGTGGTGGAGGTGCAGCTTGGAATGCTTTTGTAAAAGTAGGTTGGTCTGCATCTGGAGGAACAACTGCCTTAGTATATCCTGATTATGGTGATGTAATAATGAGATTTAATTCTGCAGGAACTTTTCAAGAAGCACTACCTTTTAGTGGTAACAATACAACAGAACCTTACTTATCTTCAGCTTATTTTGGAAACGGTTCAGGAACAGGAACATCAGCCAATGCTGGTGATTTTTTCCTATGCAATGTAGCAGTTCAAGGTTACCAAGATACAGATGCAAGTGATAAAGATGAAGCAAATATGATAATGACTAATGATGTTGACTCTATTACAGCAAATACTTATGTAATTTATGCACATACTGAAGAATTAGAAGGAGTAAGTAGTGCAACAGATGCTTGTAATGAAATAGGAACATCATATTCTCATGAAGTATATTCACCTGGTTCATTCGCTGATGGAAATGTAATTTTTAATGATGATGTATTTTTTGAACCTTTTGGGGGTGGTACTAATTATTTTATATATTACTCTGGTAGAAGTAAGTTTAGTTTTCAATGTAGTGGTGAAGGAATAATATCAAATCTCGCTAGTTGTTAATGTATACTTTTTTAAAAGACAAAATTCTAGATGAAAGAAATCATGAAGTAATGATGGATTGGGAAACTCCTATTATGAAAGAACATGCTAGAGTTGTAACTAAAAATGGAGGAGATATATTAGAAATAGGATTTGGAATGGGGATATGCTCTAGTTTTATACAACAAGCTAATATTAAATCTCATACTATAATTGAAATACATAATCAAGTTTTTGATAGATTATTAGAATGGGCTAAAGATAAACCTAATGTTATTCCTATAAAAGGTGATTGGTTTAATAGTATTCCAAATAAAAAATATGATGGTATAATGCATGATACTTGGGAAGATAAAAACTATCATAATTTTATTCCTATAGCTAAAAATCATTTAAAATCTAAAGGAATAATAACTTATTATACTCCAACCCCAAAACAGATAATTGAAAATCAATTTAAAGATACTAACAGTAAATTAACAGTTACAAAAATTAATGTTAATCCTCCTACTAAAAATATGAATTATAAATATTTTGATAGAAAAGATTATTATTGTATTGAAATTGTTGTTGATTAGACGACTTTTTTCTATATTTATAATAAAATTATAATTATGGCTGTAATCCCAATTTATCCTGGTTCATCATCTTTTTTTCCTGGAGATACACCTTTTGGATTTTATGATAATCAATATGATTTCCAAACAGATGCTGATAGAGTAGTAACATATGTTGCAAGAAGATTAGGTTATCCTATAATGGATGTTGAATTACAAGATTTAAATTTTTATGCTGCATTTGAAGATGCAGTTACAACTTATGGTAATGAATTATACGCTTATAAAGTAAGAGAAAACTATTTATCTATTGAAGGATCCCCAACAGCATCTAATTTAAACCATGAATTAATAACTCCTAATTTTGCTAGTGTAGTAAGATACTCAGAACAATATGGAGAAGAAGCAGGTACTGGAGGTACTACAACTTGGTATTCAGGATCTATTCCTGTTACGGCTGGTCAACAAGATTATAATTTAAAAACATGGGCATCAGCTTCTTTGGGATTAGATAATAAAGATTTTATTGAAGTAAAAAGAGTATTTTTTGAAGCAACCCCAGCAATTGTTAAATTCTTTGATCCTTATGCTGGTACAGGTACAGGAATAATGAATATGATGGATTCTTTTGGATGGGGAAATTATTCTCCTGCAACTAATTTTTTATTAATGCCTCTTAATTTTGACATTGCAAAAATTCAAGCAATAGAAATGAGTGATACAGTTAGAAGATCACAATTTTCATTCGAATTAATTAATAATAATTTAAGAATATTTCCAATACCTCAAAATAGTGGACATTTAAACATACAATATATAAAATTATCAGAAAGAAATGATCCTATATCAAAATATCCTAGAGGACAATATAATGTAACTAATGTTTCAAATGTTAATTATTGTAATCCTGATTATTGTCAGATAAATTCTATAGGTAGAAGTTGGATATTTGATTACACATTAGCTGTATGTAAAGAAATATTAGGATATATTAGGGGTAAATATTCACAAGTACCAATTCCTGGAGCAGAAACAACATTAAACCAACAAGATTTATTATCAGCTGCCTCAGATGAAAAATTAGCATTAATTACAAGATTAAGAGAATATTTTGATGAAACATCAAGAAGTAATTTATTAGCAGTTAAAGCAGCAGAGGCAGAATCGTTACAAAAAATAGAAGCAGCAGTACCTTACCCAATTTATATAGGATAATATGGCATTATTTGGAGGAGCAAGAGACGTAAGTATGTTTAGAGGAATTAGTAGAGAACTAATGTGGGATATTATTGTTCAAGAATGCGCTCTTTATAAATTTAGGTTAGAAGAAACTAATGTTAATATTTATGGTGAAGCTGCTGAAGAAAAATACTATGAAGCTCCAATGTTACTTAATGTATTAATTGATAGACAAGATCAAAATTTCCCTGAATCTGATTTAGGAGTTAATTTTACAGGAGGACGTACATTTAGATTTTTAAGAGATGATTTAGCAGGAGTAAAAGGTAATAGAACAGGTAATATAGGAGTAATTGTTCCTGAAGTTGGTGATATTATATGGTATGAAAATGGGTACTATGAAATATATAAATTAATAAACAACCAATTATTTGTAGGTAAAGACCCAGATTATCCTAACCAAGATGATAATGGTAATAATCCATATGGTAATTATGATTTAGCTAGTTTTGGTTATGATGTATCTATAATAGCAGAAGCACATTATGTACCAGCAGATAGAGTAGGAATTTCACAAGAAAGATTAATATCAAGTATAAAACATGTCAAATAGGGGAAGAAAAGTAATACCAAAAACTCAAAAAGAAATAAGTAAGGGGATGCATACCCCTTATTCTAAAGAAATAGGTAATCCTAATAACGCTTCATATCAAATTACTGATAGAAGTAATCAGGTTTCTTTTAAGGGAGACACTGTAAAACCTTTTACAGTTGGGTTATATGATATAGATGAAACTATACTTTATTATTTTAATAATGTAATTAAACCTACAGTTATTCAAAATGGTAAAAGAATAGAAGTTCCTGTAATATATGCTGATTCTGAAAGATGGAATCAAATTCAAAAAAATGGTTATTTTAGAGATAAAAAAGGAAGAATAATGATGCCTTTAATTACTTTTAAAAGAACTAATATAGAAAAAAATAGAACAGTTACTAATAAATTAGATGCTAATTTTCCTAATAATTATAGGGTATATGAAAAATCTTATAGCTCTAATAACACTTATGATAAATTTAATATATTAAATAATAGAAGACCTACTAAAAATATGTATGCAGTTGTAGTTCCTGATTATGTAACATTAAATTATGATTGTATAATTTCAACATATTATATGGAACAAATGAATGGTATAGTAGAAGCTATCAATTATGCATCAGATTCTTATTGGGGAAATCCTGAAAGATATCAATTTAGAGCAAGAATAGATTCTGTTGCAACTAACATTGATATGCCTGCAGATAATGATAGATTAGTTAAAAGTACATTTAGTATAAAAATGTATGGTTATATAGTACCTAATATACTTCAAAAAGATTTATCATCAATAAAAAAATATAATTCAAAAGCTAAAATTTCTTTTAACCCTGAGATGGTAAGTAATATAAATGAAGTAGAATCTTCTCCACCTAATAGAACAAATATACCTCATGGGGATTATGTAGGGTTTGTTGATCCACCATCAACAAGAGAACCTTCTAATAGAATTAATACTAATAGAGTACCCCCATCTCCTCCACCAGAGTAATTAATTTTAAATAAAAACTTAATATGTATAATTGATAATAAGTTTAAAATATTAATCTAAAAATAAAAGTAATGTCAGAAGAAAAAGTTTTATCTCAAGAAGAAATTGATAATATAAAAAAGATAAGAGAAGATTTTCAAACTTTAGTAGAAAATGTAGGAGATGTAGAAGTAGCAATGATGAATCTCAATATTAAAAAGAAAAATTATACAAAAGATTTAGAAAAAATTCAACAAAAAGAACAAAAAATAGCTGAAGAATTAGAAAAAAAATATGGTAAAGGAAATATTTCTTTAGAAACTGGAAAGTTTACCCCAATTGGGTAGTTTTAAGAAAAAATATAATATTTATAATAAAATAAAATAACATAAAAATGGCAGAAGTATTAATATCACCGGGTGTTTTAGCAAGAGAAAACGACCAATCACAAATAACATCACAACCAGTACAAGCTGGGGCTGCGATTATTGGACCAGCTGTAAAAGGTCAACAAAATATACCTAAATTAGTAACTAGTTATTCAGAATATCAAGCTAATTTTGGAACTACTTTTTTAAGTGGATCAAATCAGTATACTTATTTTACTTCGATTTCTGCTTATAATTACTTTCAAAATGGAGGAACTTCATTATTAGTAACTAGAGTTACACCTGGAGCTTTTTCACCAGCTACTTCATCAATAATTCAAAGTGCAGAAGAATCAGGTGTTGTTAATTTAAATACTAATTTATTTTCAAGTTGGAATTTAGGAACAGGAATTAGTGGATCATCTGCTACTTCTACAGCTGTAGCAACAACAGTTCTACCAGCAGGAGGAACTGGATTAACATTGAATGTTGTAACAACTAGTTCTGCTGGAAAATTAGATGGAACACTTAACGCTATATTTCCTGAACAAACAACAGCAGGAGCAAATATGGTTGCAGCTACATATAATGATGTAATAGTAACTTCAAGTTTAGGTAATACAAGTGCTTTAGCAAGATGTGTAGTAGCTTCAGCAACAGCTTTTACTTCAATTCAATTTGTAGATAATGCAGGAGCATTTACAACAGGATCAGGATTTTTTAATGGTGAAGTACTAAGTTTTTCATCTCAATCTTTAGGAGCAACTGTTGCGGGGGGAACAAATCCTCAATTTACTATTGGGACTACTTCAACTGATAAAGGTTTATTTGTTGAACCAACAGCAATAACAGTTGATGGTGCTGGAACTGGATACGCAGTAGGAGATGTATTAACAGTAGCTAAAGCTAATCTTGGACCATCTGATAATGATTTAACAATAAATTTAACAGCTGCTGATATAGTAAATTTTGAATCTTTTGTGTTAGAAACAATAGCTGATGGTAATATAATGAATAGTGCAGGAACTACAGGAGCTAATGGTACATTAACCAACGGAACATCTGATAATTTTAGATGGGAAATAACAAACCCAAGTACTTCATCAGGTGTATTCTCATTATTACTTAGACAGGGTAATGATACAGCAACAGCAAAACAAGTAGTTGAAACTTATTCAAATATTTCATTAGATCCTTTAGCACCTAATTATATTTCAAAAGTAATTGGTGATCAAGTACAAACAGTAAGAGGATCAGGAACTGATGTTTATCTACAAACTTCTGGATCATATCCAAATGCTTCAAGATATATAAGAGTAAAAGAAGTAAATAAGAAAACTCCAAATTATTTTGATAATGCTGGAAGTCCTAAAGCAGAATTTACAGGTTCTATTCCAATTGCTAGTAATGGAACATTTGGAAATGGGATAGGTGATATAACAGGAAGTGGTGCACCTTCAAAATTCTACCAAGATATTGATAATGTTGATTCTCAAGGTTTAGTAGGATCAGATTATACTACAGCAATTAACCTATTAGCTAATAGAGATGATTTTAGATATAACTTAATTACTTCACCAGGTTTAATACTAGCAAATAGTGTTACAGGAGATGGTTGGACAACAATTCAATCAAATTGTGAAAATAGAGGAGATGCAATATTTGTGGGTGATTTAGTTAATTATAATGCTTCATTAACACAAGTAACAGGACAAGCAGCTTCAGTTGATTCTTCATATGTAGCTACATATTGGCCTTGGTTACAAGTAATAGACCCAGATTCAAGAGAATTAGTTTGGGTACCAGCATCTACAATGATACCAGGTGTTTATGCTTATAATGATAGAGCAGGTGAACCATGGTTTGCTCCAGCAGGTATTAATAGAGGAGGATTAGGAGCAGTTAATCAAGCAGAAAGAAAATTAACTAATACTAATAGAGATAATTTGTATACTGGAAAAGTAAATCCAATAGCAACATTCCCAGGACAAGGAATTGTAGTATTTGGACAGAAAACATTACAAACTAAAGCTAGTGCTTTAGATAGAGTAAATGTAAGAAGATTATTAATCACACTTAAAAATTATATTTCTCAAATCGCTGATACATTAGTATTTGAACAAAACACGGCAGCTACAAGAAATACATTCTTAAGTCAAGTTAATCCTTACTTAGAATCAGTACAACAAAGACAAGGTTTATATGCTTTTAAAGTTGTAATGGATAATTCAAATAACACACCAGATGTAATTGATAGAAATGAATTAATTGGTGCAGTTTATTTACAACCAACTAAAACAGCAGAATTTATTTACCTAGACTTTAACATTTTACCAACTGGAGCTACTTTCCCAGCATAAAAATGAAAAACAATAATATTTATAACAAAATAAAATAACAAAAAATGGCAGTATTAGATCCTAACGAAATATTTTTCACAGCTTTTGAACCAAAGGTAGCTAACCGATTTATATTGTATGTTGATGGTATACCATCGTATATAATTAAGGGAGTTAGTGGAATGGGGTTCGCGCAGGATGAAATAATATTAAATCATATAAACACTTATAGAAAAGTAAAAGGTAAATTAAGATGGAATGATTTAACAATGGAATTATTTGACCCTATTACACCTTCAGGGGCTCAAGCAGTAATGGAATGGACAAGATTACACCATGAATCAGTTACTGGTAGAGATGGTTATTCTGATTTCTATAAAAAAGATTTAACAATTGATGTATTGGGTCCTGTCGGAGATGTAGTTTCTGAATGGATTATTAAAGGTGCTTTTATTAAGGACGCATCATTTGGGGATATGAATTGGGATGATGATACTACAGTAATGAATATTTCTTTAACATTAGGAATGGATTATTGCGTATTAAATTTCTAAAAGAAAAACCATATATTTTACATTTAAGCTTGGCATACGTCAAGCTTTTTTGTATATTACATATGTATAACAAAATTAAGTTATTAACAAATAAGAATTATGTCTGAAAATAAATTTAAATTCCCTACTGAAGAAGTAGAATTACCATCAAGAGGCTTATTATATCCTAAAGATCATCCATTAAAATCTGGAAAGGTTGAAATGAAATATATGACAGCTAAAGAAGAAGATATTTTAACTAATCAGAATTATATATCTAAAGGAATTGTATTAGATAAATTATTACAATCTTTAATTGTTACTGATGTAAAACTTAAAGATATATTAATTGGTGATAAAAATGCTATTTTAATTGCTTCACGTATATTAGGGTATGGTAAAGATTATAAGATTAGGTATAAGGGTCAAGAACATACTGTAGATTTAAGTTTATTAGAAAATAAAAAAATAGATGAAGATTTATTTAAAGGTGGAAAAAATGAATTTGATTGGGAACTACCACATTCTGGAACTAAATTAACATTTAGATTGTTAACTGATGGTTTAGATAAAGAAATTGAAGCAGAAATTAAAGGTATTCAAAAAATTAATAAAGGAGCATCACCTGAAATTTCAACAAGAATGAAATATATAATTACTTCAGTAGAAGGAGACTCATCTGGTAAAACTATTAGAGATTTTGTTGATACTTATCTTTTAGCTCGAGATGCAAAAGCATTAAGAGATCATGTAATAAAAATACAACCTGATATAGAATTAAAAGCCACAATTACTAATGAGTATGATGAGCTTGAAGAAATAGATGTACCAATTTCTTTAAATTTTTTTTTCCCTGACGCCAACTGAAGCAGCTCAATATAGAAGTAATATTTTTTCACAAATTCATGAAATAGTTTTTAATGGTAAGGGAGGCTATGATTGGGATACTGTGTATAATATGCCCATATGGCTTCGTAATTTCACATTTAAAAAATTAGATGAATTTTATAAACAACAAGCAGAAGCTCGGAAACCTAAAAAGAATAATGATATAGATTTATCTAATCCTAATAAATCAAAACTTCCCCCTAAAAGAACAGTTTCACCTCCTACTTATATTACAAAAGCATCGAGAAAATAGTATTTTTTAATATTTATAATAAAATATCTCCATGGTTAAAAAGAGTAAATCTCAAATAGAAGCAGAAAAAAATGCAAAAGAAACAGCTGTAGTTGTTGAGGATGCTTTAAGAAATATTGCTGATAAAGTAGGTGATATTTTTAAAGAAGCTCTTTCTTCAACTGATAATGTTTCTAAAGCAATTGCTAAAGATATTACAGGAACATTAAATTCACTAGCTAAAGTATCAAAAGATTTAGCAGATGCTAATATTAAAGCAGCTGAAGGAGCATTTAGACAAGCTGATGCTGCTAAACTTATCCAACAAAGACAAGCTAAAATAAGAGCTATAAATTATCAAATTTTAGCTTTAGATGAAGAACAAGTTGATGCAAAAGCAGACTTATTAAAGGAATTAGCAAAAATAGAGAATTATAATGATGAATTTGTAGCAGGCCTGCAAGAACAAGTAAGTTTATCCCAAAAGTTTAACAAACAAATGGGTCTTACGGGAGTTGCTTTAGGTGGTCTTAAGTCATTAGCAGGTAATTTAGGATTAGGAGCTTTAACTGATACTTTTGATAATGCTGAGGCAGCAGCAAAAGAGGTAGTAGATGTAACTGGAGGATTAGCTAATCAATTTAAAGTATTAGGTGCTGGTTTAGCATCGTTAGGTAAAAGTTTTTTAAGTTTCCTTACTTCTCCTGTAGCAATGATAGGTCTTTTAGTTAAAGGTTTTCAATCATTATTATCATTAGGTCAGAAATTTAGTCAAAAAACAGCAGATATAGGAAAATCCTTTTTAGGGATGGGAAGTGGCAGTGCAACAGTTGTAAAAAACTTAAAACTAATAGCTCAGGAAAATAATAATATGAATTTTGCTGAAGCTAAGAGAGCTATGGATGGTATAAATGCTGTAGCAGGTACATCTGTAATGGTAAGTAAAGAACAAGCTGATACTTACCAAGAATATGTAGATTTATTAGGTTTAAGTGAAGAAGCAACTCAAGGATTATTTAAAATTTCAGAATTAACAGGAACAAGTTTTGGGGATATAGATGATACTATTAAAAATACTGTAATGGGTATTGATGGGGCATCAGAAGCATCAGTTAATTTAACAGATATAATGAATGAAGTAGCTATGGCATCATCTACTACATTAGCTAATGTAGGTTCCAGTCCAGAGGCATTAGCAAAAGCAGCATTTCAAGCTAAAAGATTAGGAATGACATTAGATCAAATAGCTGCTGCAGGTGAAGCTTCTTTAGATTTTGAATCTTCTATTGCTAATGAAATGGAAGCTGAGTTATTGCTAGGTAAAAATCTTAATTTAGAAGCTCTTAGATCTGCATCTTTAAGAGGAGATGAAGAACAAGTAGCAAAGGAAATGAATAGAATTCTTTCTGAAAATTATGATGCAACTGAAGGTAATAAAATTGCACAACAAGCTTTAGCAAAAACCTTAGGGGTAAGTGTGGATGAAATGCACAAAATGAATCAAACACGTTTACTTCAAAATCAACTAGCTAAAAAAGGTATAACTGATCAAGATTTAGCACAAAAAACACTTGCTAGATTTAGAAAAGAAGGTTTAACTGAAGCAGAAGCAATGGCTAAGTTAAATGAAGAAGAACTTGAATTTACAAAACAAAAAGGAATAGATGCACAAGCAACAACAAGAACTTTAGAAAATGCTAAAGAACTTTTTATGAATTCATTAGCTCCTTTAGCTGAAAAAGTAGCAACAGCATTTAGTTCATTAGTTAATAATGAGGGTTTTAAGACTATGTTATCTTCAATAGCAGGTGTATTAAAAAGTATAGTAGGATTTGTAATGGATTTCCCAAAATCATCACTTGGAATAGGCCTTTCAGCTATTTTTGGTGGGTCATTGCTTAAAGCAGTTACAGGTGGAAAGTTAGGATCGTCTGGAAACCCAATGCATGTAACAATGTCCAAAGGTGGATTAATGAGTAGTTTACTAAGTAAAATTACAGGAGGAGGAGAAGGTGGAGGATTAGGTGGCATAAAATTTCCAAAAGGAAAAGGTATGCTAAAAGGAGCAGGTAAATTAGCAAAAGGAGTACTTGGTAAAGTAGCAGCACCCTTAGCAATTGGAATGGCTTTATTTGATGGTTTTAAAGGATTTAATGCAGATAAAAGTGCATCATTAGGAGATAAATTTAAAAATGCAGGATCTAGTGCTTTAAATGGTTTATCATTTGGTTTATTAGGACAATCAGCAGATACAATCTCAGCAAATGCTGCCGTTAATGGTAGCAATGTTCCTTTACCTTCTAATATTGCAGCAACTACAACTGCCCCAACTGAAAATGAAGTTGTTACTTTATTAAAAGAATTAATAGTAGCAGTAAAAGATGGAGGTGATGTTTATATGGATGGGAATAAAGTAGGAAGATCGTTAGTACTTGCAACTTCTAATATGGGATAATATTTATAATAAACAATAATTAATAAAAATAATACAAAATGGCATCAGAAAATTCACTAAAAAATAGATTTGATACAAATGGTTCATCTTTAGCTGTACCTATTTCTCCAAATCCAAACCCATCAACACCTGATAGTATAGGTGTTGTAGGTAATTCAACATTACATAATGAATACTCTAATATTGGTACACCAGAAAGTAATACAGCTCCCTATACTAATTTTGGGGCATCAGCAATAGCTTATTCAACTCCAAAAACATCACAATTAGGTGAACAAGCTTTTGGTCAACAAGAACAATCAAATAGGTATAAAAATAACCTACCTGCAGGGTCATCTTGTTAAAATAATTTTATATGTCTGGTACTTTAACACCTGAATCTCGTGGTCGTCTAATTAATTTAAAGACAAATCTTAAAAGTTTAAATTATGGTGGGGATCGACCTGCTTCTGGTACCAGTAATCAACCCTATGAAGTAACTCCAATACCTGAAGGAACAGAATATTTAAGAGATGGAATGCCTCTTCTATCAGGCCCAGATTTTATATTAAGAGGTGGTTTAACAGCTCCTTTTGCAGCTCTTAAAGATGTAAGTAGATTAGTTAAAATGTTTACTGATACTAAATCTCCAAGGGGTATATTTTTTACTTTAAAAGAAAATTTATTATCAAGAACAAGTGTTAAAACTCAAGCTTCTTTTGGAGCCGGTTATTTAGGAGGTGTAATGAACCAAGGAGCTTATTTACCTATAGGTACTATACTTGATGCTGGTTTAGGTTGGGCGGGTATTCATTTAAATAAATTTGGTATAAATCCTGTAGGTTCATTAGGTGGTCCTCATGGTGCTAACAAAAATGCTAGAGGAGGTAATCTTGCTTTAAATCCTTATAGTGTAGTAGTACAAAATTCACAAATTGCAATAGATAACAGATTAGTTGATCTTTCTAAGGCTCTTACTAATGGGGAAGAAGATAATATTAGAGAATTAAGGGGTTTACCAAGTTATAAATATAACCCTAAAGCAAATGAAGAAAATCCATTTACTCCTGTATTATATTCATATGGAGGAGGACCTGGTTCTATATTAGGGGTTGGTAGAACAAGAATTTTTAAAAATTTACCTACATATAATGCAATAAGAAATTATGAGGGTTTATCAACTGATAGTCCTTTTTATAGTGGAATTGGTAGTAATGATAAAAAAATCTCTCCTTTATTAGTAGGTAATATATTAAAAGGTTATATATCTACAAATAAAGATTTTAAACAAGGAGGAGGAGACCTTAGGAGTTTTAGTAATTACGTAATTGAAGGACGTACAACAGAATTAGAAGGTACAAATCCTTTTGCTGCTTCAAAAATAATTCATAAAGCCCCAAATTATACAAGACAAAATAAAGCATTAAGAGTTGGTTTAGGAGACCCAGGTAGACATGCTACATACGCAGTTTCTGGATCTGTTACCCCAATAAGAACTGTATTCAATTATGGTATTGATGCTTCCCAAATGTCAGCTTTAGATAAAATAACAGCATTAAAACCCTACGAAGGTGAAATAGTTAATGCTAATTTACCAGTTGATGATTTATGTACCTTTAATATTGCAGTTATTAAAAATGGTGCTAGTGAAGGTAGAAATGCTGATTATCTTCATTTTAGAGCATATATAAATGGTTTTACAGATAATTATGGAGCGACTTGGAATGATGTTCAATATGTTGGTAGGGGTAATAAATTTAAAAGTTACGGTGGTTTTACTAGGGATATATCAATGGGTTTTACTATAGCAGCTACTTCAAAAGCAGAATTAACACCTATGTTTACTAAATTAAACTTCTTAGCATCTACATTAGCACCAGATTACACTTCAGCTGGATTTATGAGAGGAAATATAGTAAGAATGACTGTAGGAGGTTATTTACATGAAGTACCTGGAGTATTAACATCTTTAACTTACACTATACCAGATGATACAACATGGGAAATAGGAATAGATACAGAAGGAAATTCAGATCCTTCAGTAAAAGAATTACCTCATAGAATAGAGGTTAGCTTAGCTTTTACTCCAATAGAAGATTTCTTACCTTCACGACAAACTTTAAGTTATGAAGATGGAGAATTAGTAGCTATGGGAGATCAAAGATTTATTAGTTTAAAAAATGGTGATGGAAATTTATATGAAGGTATAGGAAATTACATAAATAAAGTTAGAGATGAATAGATACGCTACAGCACAGTTTTTACAATCTTATAGTAACAATACTATTGAAGGTAGAGGAATTCAATATAAAAATGTGGTTAAATATCCCTCAATTCCCCAAAGTATTAATGATATATATGCTATAACAGAATTTGGAGATAGATATGATAATTTAGCTTTTCAATTTTATGGTGATGTGACTTTATGGTGGATAATTTCTATTTCTAATCCTAACATAGTTAACTTTTCATCTATGTTTATTCCTATAGGTTCACAAATTAGAATTCCCCAAAATATAGGGGCTATAATTAATAGTTATAAAGAATTAAATAGATTATGAGTAATATCATAGGCAATCCCTTTGAGGAGTGGGTAAAAGGTCAAGTAGATATTAGACAAACTGCTTTAGGTCAATATTCAAATATTAACTCTAGTGCTTTAAAATATTATTCTTCTAAAACCCCTTGGCTAAGATTAGCAAGTTCAGTTAATATTACAGGTAAGGTAATTAATGGAGTACCTGATGATAGTGTTTATTGGAAATTAATACAAGCTGGTTTTATAAAAGAACAAATATTAAATGATAATTTAGCTAAAAATTTTATACTTTTTGGAGGAGCAGCATCAGTTTCTGATGATTCCTTTACAATAGATAAAGAAAAATACACTACAGCAGTATATGATGGTGCTAAAGCTGGATTAAATTATTCATCAGGGGTAAATCGTTCTTTTGGTAATAATGGAAAACAATTATTTGAAGGTGCTTATGGTTGGGGGGGTATTAGTGAAAGAGGTTATGTTCCTATGCCTGGGATTGAATCTGCTACAACTACATATTACAATAATGGAGCTTTAAGTAAAGCAACAATAAATATAAAATGTTTTAGTAAATCCCAATTTTCATTATTAGATGTTTTATATTTAAGACCTGGATATACTCTTTTATTAGAATTTGGTTGGACTGCTTATTTAAATAATTTAGGTCAAATTGAAAATTGGCCTAATTTTACTACAACACCCTTAGATTTTTTACTAAATCCTGATAGTTTTCCTGGAGAAAAAAATCAATATGAGATGTATAGAAAAATTAGTGAAGAAAGAAAACTATATCAGGGTAATTACGAAGCAGTTTATGGAAAAGTATCTAATTTTAAATGGTCTTTTGATTCAGATGGTACATATAACATTTCAGTAGATTTAATAGGAATGGGTAATATTATGGATTCCTTAAAACTAAATGTAACAGATCCTGATAAAGGTAAAGGTGATAGTAATAAATCTCCCTCAGAAACTCCTATAAGTATAGAAGAATTTGCTAAAGAGTTATTTGGTATAGCAGCAGGAGTAGCAATATATTCTCAATATCAAAATGCATATCATTATCCTGAAAAAGCAAAACAAGAAATAAGAGCTTATAGAGAAGGAGGAAAACAAATATTTGATCCTTATAATACAAAAACTACAACACCTGCAAAATTAAAAGCCTATTGTCAAGAAAAATATGATTTAAGAATAGCAGATGAACAAAATGCTAATAATGTTGGACAACAAAATGCTGATATGAATCCCTTATTAGCTAATAAAAATGATACTAAATTAAATAAAGAATTTTTTAAAATATATCAACAATTTGTATCTTTAAATGTAAATGCTTCTGTTGAAGAAGCAAAAATCATTCCTAGAGTAAATGGTGTAAAAAATGGGGGATGTTATATAAATAAAACTTATAATGGTGAAAGAGACATAGAAGGAGGAGGTTTAGCTTTAAAAAGTGGTTATATTAAATTTGCGGCGTTATTAAAAATAATTGAAGATAATTGTAATTTATTTTCAAAAAAGGGAAAAGGTAATAACCCTAGAACTAAAATGATTAAATTTGATTTTAAATATGGTGATGGTGTAACATCCGATACAAATTATATGTTAATAGTTCCTCCAGGTTTTTCAACAAACCCTCAAATATGTATAGTACCTTGGACCTCAGCGGATATAAAAGGAGTTATTCAATTTAAAACTACAGAATATAATAGTGACCAATCTAATTCTATTAATGAAATGTTAACAAATTCAACAAACTTTTTTGTTAAAGATAATCCTTTTGTAGGAAGATTAGCTAATGTAATGATAAATTTAAGATTTGCAGCTGGAGCACTAGCATCAACCCCTAAAAATGAAGAAGGAGCAATATCTGTTATATCGTATTTAAATACTATATTACAAGGAGTAAATGAATCTATGGGTAGTATTAATAATTTTAGAGTTATACATGATGAAGATACAGGTATTATAAAAATATATGATGAGTCTCCAATGCCTGGACTTGTACAAGTTGATGATAAATCATTTACTACATTTAATGTTTTTGGTGTAAAACGAGGAGCTGAAATCCCTTCAGAAAATGGTGTAACTGCTTTTAAACAACAAAACACTACTGGATCATTTATTACTAATATTGGGTTAGATGCTGAAATACCTTCAAACTTTGCAACATTAATTTCTATTGGATCCCAAGCTTCTGGAACTAATCTTCAAGGAAATGGAACATCTTTTTCTAATTATAATAAAGGTTTAATAGATAGAATTATACCTGAAAAAATAGATGCTGTTGAATCCTCAGATAATAATGAAAAACCTACACCTATCCAAAAAGCAAAAACAATATGGAAAGAAAAAATATCTTATGCAGCTTCTGTTGGGGGTAGTGAGGGTTATGGTCCATATCAAGAGGTTTATACAGCATATGGTAATGATGGGAGTGGGGGAAATATGTTTAATTTCCATCCAGATACAACAAGAAATTTAACAGAAAATTATACAAGTTATATTAAAATAGTACATGGGGTATCTGCTGAAAGATTAATATGTCCTCAACCATTTTTCCTTCCTTTTAATTTAAATTTATCAATGGATGGACTTTCAGGAATGAAATTATTTGAAAAATTTAGAATAACAGATGATATACTCCCTCCCTCTTATGAAGAAAATAGTGTTGATATTATAGTTAAAGGTATTAATCATGAAGTTAATGTAAATACATGGTCAACAACATTAGATACTTTATCTGTTCCAAGATTTAAAACAAAAGCAGAAGTTAAAGAAGAAACAATTGCAAAATTACCTAAAGAAAAACAAAAACAATTAGAAGAAGCAGCAAAAGATCAAGATATAAATAATGCTTTTAGAGAATATGTAACAGCAACACCATGGAGTGCAGCTTTTATTAGTTATGTTATAAAAGAAGCAGGAGTAAATTTCCCATATGGAGGAAACCATGCTATTTATTCACAAAAAATCAGAGAAGGAGGTTCAGGTAATCCTTATCCTTGGATAGCCAAAAATCCAAAAACAACAAGAATACGTCCAGGAGATATTGTTGTAGAAAATAGAACTGGAGGTCCATATAAAACTTGGAATACTAATCCATGGACAGGATCTAGCCATGGGGATATAGTAATAGATGTAAATTATGATAAGGGATACATTACAGTGGTAGGAGGAAATGTTGGTAATACAGTTAAAACAAAAACAAGACCTATCTATGGAGGAAAAGGAACAAGAAATAGAGGAAGGATGAAAAGTCCCCAAAATTATTTTGTTGTACTAACACCAAAAAATAGTTTTAGAGATCAAATTGTATCTGCTGCTAAAAAAGAAAATTTAAATTTTGATTTAAGAGATGAACTTGATAGAAGTGTTGAAAACCAATTATATGCTTATTATCAAGTAGCTCAATTAGATGCACCTCCACCAAACTCACAAGCATAATGTATATACCTAAATCACAAATAAAAGATAATTTATTTACCCCTGGGGGTGAATGGTATTATGTTAGTTCTAATTCTCCTTATACTGGGTTTTACTATCAATTATCTAATGGTAAAGCCTATACGGGTAAAGATCAAAATGATCCCCCAAATGAAGAAATATATCAATCAATTCCTTTAGTTTCATCTGAAACAACTACTAATTCTGTAGAAGTATCAAATAAAATAGTAGAATATAATCAAGATTGGGAGGGAAGTAAAGATCTTAAAATATACGGAATATTAAGTGATACAGACTATAATTTATTAAAATTAATACCTCAATATTATCAAGAATTTCCAACTCCTGAAGATTATAAAAATGGTATGTTTATAAGATATTTTCTTTGCAAAATAAATCAATTAGAGTATTTAGAAGTTAATAAACAAACCTATGATAATGTTGATACTAAAAATAATGCATGGGTATGGGAAAATTATATACCTTTTACTTTAGATTGGTATATAAAAGGAGATATTGATAGAGTATTTAATAATAATAAAGGATCTATATTTATTAAAGAAAAAGAAATAAACAAAAAAGGTTTAGGAAATTATTTAGGAAAAAAATATTTAGAATATTTTAAATATCCTAAATCTAGCAATCTTACTACTACAGGAGGAGAACTAATAACTTTATCAGGTCAAGATTATGTAGGATCTTATCATATCCATGAAAATCAAGGTCCTATGGAAGGGGCTATTCACATACAAGGGGCTCATAATAGATTATTTTACAAAAGATTTTATCAAAATGAATTAGTTGATGTTTTAAATCAAGAAGGAGTTATTAAAACAGGAGAGTCACAACAGGTTGAATTTGTAAGGGATTTAACTATAGAATATGATATACCTAATCAAATTCAAACAAGTAATAATAATTCTTCAACTGGAGGTGGATATTAGATAAATTTTTCATATATTGAAATAAAAAAGTTATGTTTTGGTTAGTTGAAAGTAAAGTTCAATTTGAACAGTTTACAAATGCTAATTGGGAAGAAGTTTTTATAGAAGTAATTCCAAATAGTTATTTAATACATCCTGCACAAAATAATATTTGCGCTTTGTATATTAGACCATTATTATCAACTAAAGGATTTATTGTCCCACTATCACATAGTGAAACTTTAAATATAAATATAACGGAAATAAACACGATGTTACATAAATTTAGTAGCATATATGTGCGTGATAAGAAGGAATTTTTACATTATTTACCACTAAAAGGCCTCTTTGACATAAACCAACAAAACCCTCCGTATATACCAGAATTAACCCAAACACATCACATTTTTAATAGGAGATATCCTAATAAAAAAGACATAAATAGAATTATACCTATAGTTAAACATTATGAATATTGTGAAAAAATATATAATAACCTTAAAGATAAAATAAATGAACAAATCAATGAATTCTACAATAATAAATCTTCAGTGGTTTTCAACGCCATTGAAAGAAATGGTATACGAGTTAATAGAGAAAAATTTGAATCGTACTTTCATGTTATCGACGGAGATTACGTCTACACGCAGTACAACTTTAAAACTCTTACAGGAAGACCAAGTAATAAATTTAAAGGAGTAAATTATGCCGCAATTAATAAAGAAAACAATAGTCGAGAAAGTTTTATACCCCGTAATGACATTTTTGTTGAGTTTGATATTGGGGCTTATCATCCTACTTTGTTATCTAAGTTGGTTGACTTTGATTTTGGTAATGAGGATATTCATACTGCCTTTGCGAAAATGTATGGGGTTGAATATAAAAAAGCCAAAGAATTAACATTTAAACAATTATATGGAGGAGTATTTGATCAATATAAAGATCTAGAATTTTTTAAAAAAGTTCAAGTATATACTGATAATTTATGGGAAGAGTTTAAAGAAAAGGGCTGGATTGAATGTCCTATTTCAAAACATAGGTTTATTAAAGAAAAAATAGGTGAAATGAAGCCTCAAAAATTATTAAATTATTTACTACAAAACTTGGAAACCGCAATGAATGTTCATATATTGTGGGAAATAATTAAGTTATTAAGAAATAAAAAAACAAAAATAGTTTTATATACTTATGATTCGTTTTTATTTGATTTAGATAAAGAAGAAGAAGATGTGTTGGAAGAAATAAAAGAGCTATTTAATAAATATAAACTACAAATAAAAATATGCTATGGAAACGATTACAATTTTAAATAAAACTCCTAATATGTATACAGTGGACGATTTTTCGGACATTACTAATCAAAATTTAGGAGATTTGAACAATAAACTATTTTGCACATTTACTACCCTAGATAATTTAGAATTACTTCTAAGTTCTATTACAGACAAATATAATATAATGTATAATAAAATATTTGTTTTGTATGTTAAAGAAAATGATGAGTATGTTTGTACCTACAACATTGACCAAGGCAATATCTCAGACTTACCTGATAATACAATTTTAGTTCATAGAAAAAAAGAAACAAATACACTTTATACTATTAATGCTTTAAATGAATTAATTAAAAAATTAAATGGTGGTGTAGTTGATACTAAGTTCCCTATAACTTGGGAACATTATAAAAATTCAGTACTTTTAACTCAACATGATGAGTTAAAACAATTGAAAACAAAAATTCATAAAATAATTGAACTATAGTTTGGTTGTTTTATAAATTTGTCGTATATTAATCACAGTTATAAATAAATAAAAAAAGTTATTATGGATTTAAACCAAATAAAAAAGAAGTTAGAGTCACTTCAGTCACAATCAAACTCAAACAAATCAAGTGGAAAATCAATATTTTGGAAACCTACAGTAGGTAAACAACAAGTTAGAATTGTTCCTAATAAGTATAATAAATCATTCCCATTTACTGAAATGCAATTCTATTATGGAATAGGTCAAAGAGTAATGGCTTCTCCTATGAATTGGGGAGAAAAAGATCCAATTCAAGAATTTACAAAACAATTGCGTTCTAGTGGAGATAAAGAAAATTGGTATTTAGCAAAAAAATTAGATGCCAAAACTCGTATTTTTGCCCCAGTAATTGTAAGAGGTGAGGAAGAAGAAGGTGTTAAATTATGGCAGTTTGGAAAAGAAGTTTATCAAGCATTTTTAAATTTAGCAGCTGATGCTGAGGTTGGTGATTATACTGATGTATCAGGAGGAAGAGATATTAAATTAACAACTGTAGGACCTGAAGTAACAGGAACTCCTTATAATAAAACTACTATTTCCCCATCAATGAAACAATCACCTATTAGTGATAATACTAACATAGTTGAAAGAGCTTTAGATACTCAACCAAATCCTATAGATGTGTTTAAAAGACTTACTTTTGATGAGGTTAAAGCTAATTTAGAAACTTTTTTAAAACCTGAAGGTGGAGAAGAAGG